GTAATATGCAGCCGGCAGTGAACCCCCTGATACTGAGGAGATAATATCTACTTCTTTTAATATATCTAACCCTTCATCCTTAAATACATCTTTGTCGAGCGGATTCTATTCGGCGACTCAGCGGATTCTATTCGGCGACACATTAGTGTAATCGGCGACAAAATATGGGGGATTCTGCAGGGCGCAAAAATCCTGTCGAATCTTAGAATCGAGATTCGCCAGGCTGAGTTGTCTATAAAACGCTCATCCCGATCGGGATGGGCGTTCTTGTCTGGCTTACTCCTTTAAGGGCAGTTTTATATTCAGCACACACTCCCAGTTGATCTTTGCGCCCAGGGTGATGTGCGCGTGTCTCCAGTGGTTCCAGTATTCATAGTCGTAGCCCGGCTGAAGATGATCTACGTTGCCGAAATGTCTGAGATGGGCCTTGATTCCCTTGCTCACCATGATCCGTGATTTCGGGAAGACCTGGTGGATCATCAGGAAAAAATCGTAGTTCTTCTGACTGTCGAAGACGGCCTCATTGATGATGGCATGCTCGTCATCCAGCCAGATTTGTTCTAAATGGGATTTATTGCTTAGTCTGTAATGGGTGATGTTATCCCCGAATGTGAAGTAGTTTACATCGAGAATATCAAACTTTTTGGTGTTGTGGTACGAGTGATCCCCCGCCCTCGCGGAAGCGTCACCGATTACGAGCAGGCATTTTAATGGGTCATCGTCATCTTCTGCGGGATAGATTTGATAGAAGTAATGTTCTAATACGGTTCTCAGGACCGTTACATGCAAAGACCCCAGCAAGACATATTCATCCTGCCGGATCTTCGTGAGGGTGCCGAGATACTTATTCGTGGCGCCCTGAAAGTTCCAGGGTTCTCCCGGCTTGTCCATTCGCTCCACGCCCCATTTCGGAATCGCCTGTTCGGGTACATAGTCAGAGAGAACGGTTTTCGGTTTTTCTGGAACGATTACGGGCTCAGGCTTGTGGGCGGAGGGCACGTACCAGCCGGGAGGATAGCCCGTTTCCGGTTCTACAACAGGCGGCACCACGGCCGGCGTTTCGGTGGTCGTACAATCCCGGTTTATCGCGGCTTTGACCTCGGGGACGTTCTCATACCACCACTGCGCGTCTCTGATCTTCTGCTGTGCCGCGTCCCAGTCGATGCTCGCCCCGGCCATGCCGGAGGACAGCAGCATCAGGATGATTGTCAGCGTTGTCGTCAGTCTCTTCATTATGACCTCCTAAAAGCTGCACCCGAGCATCAGGCCGCCGGTGCTTTCTACGTCCAGGGTCCAGGTTACGCTCCCAGCAGACCCAACCGATCCGGCAGATCCGGGGTCACCTCCTCCGGAAGATCCCGTATCTTCTTCGCCCTTACCACCGGGGCCTCCGGCGCCACCTCCAGTTCCACCGCCGCCGCCAGAATATTCAAATCCGCCAGGGGGACCATATAAACAGTTCAACGCGGACCATCCGTATCCCGCTGCCGCCCCTGCCGCCCCCCCGGTCGCCGTAACCGTACCGGCAGTGCGGGTTTCGTAATACAGCGTCACCTCGCCGCCATCACCACCATCGCCGCCCCCGCCGCCGCCGCCGTTTCCACCAGCCAGATCATAATCGGTAGGCGTTGCGGTGGCCCAATACACATATATTCCCTGTTCACAGACAGTTCCCGCGTCCCCGGCGCTGCCGTTGGCATGGATCGTGCCGTTGTTTGTGAATATCCGGGCACTGATCAGGACGGTCCCGCCGCCCTTACCACCATCACCTCCATCTCCACCCTTCCCCCCGTTTCCCGTATACCCGCTGTTCGCTTGCGCTGCGCCCGATCCTCCGCCACCACCGCCAGTTCCGCCCGTACCCGTTCCCGCTGAACCGTTACTCCCTGTGCCGCCATGTCCTTTAACGGTGTTTGTTGGCGCTCCCGCCCCTCCAGAACCTCCCGCCCCCCCCGAAGACGAGTCTGTAATTGTCCCGTTGTTGATCAGTTCATTTTTGCCCTCGACCTGATATCCGGCGGTGTTGAGGGTGATGCCGCCGTTGACGGTCAAATTGTTGTACTGCATGGCTCCTGTCAGGGTCGTGTTCGAGGAGATGGTCACATCCCCGTCCGATCCGTCGCCATAGCGCGAGGCTGCGGCCGCCGGAGAGGCGAAGATGATCGACGCCATCAGGAGCGTAGCAAGTATGGGTTTCCAGTTTTTCATTTTTTTACCCCTCGCGCCCTAACTGAAATCGAGTGACGCGGATCCGTAATAGTTCGTCCCGTCGTAGTAAAAACAGATGATATCGACGGCGTTGTTGCCGGTGCTCAGGGTCGGTGCCGTGCCGTCCGGCCATTTCACCGTCCCCGGCCAGGTGGCAGTCTGGCCGCCGGTCGAGTACTGTTTGACGACGAGGACCAGATTACAGGACTTTGTCGGCGCCGTGAAGGTGAACGTGTCTGCCTGGTTTCCGAAGGTGAACGCGAATTTATTGCCCAGCTTCCAGTCGATCGTCGTGGTGCCGTCGCCGGTGGCCGCCTGCTGGGTAAAGCCGACAGAATGCGCTCCGCAGTCCATCTCTCCACCGAGTTCGGGGGTCGTGTCCTCTTTTACATTATTGATTGAAACGGCCAGGACCTCCGGGGCTGTTTGAGCGGCGTCGGCGGTGACTTTTACGTCATAGACGGCGTCATGCGTAGGCGCTTTAGTGACTCCGTTCGCAATAGCACCAGATTGGACAGCGGCGGCTTTGGCTTCCGAATCAAGATATTTTGCATGGTGAGCGTCAGTGATGTTCTTATGCGCAAGAATAAGTGCAGCAACCTCTGCGGCTGTTTGAGCGGCGTCGGCGGTAGCTTTTACGTCATAGACGGCGTCATGCGTAGGCGCTAATGTGACTCCGTCCGTAATGGCACCAGATTGGACAGCGGCGGCTTTGGCTTCCGAATCAATGACATGCTGATCGTCTCCCAGCACTCCGGACAGTCCGGAAACGCTTATTTCATCGCTGCCGCCATTTTGATGGCTGGTCTTGTGTGCCTGCGGTGCATTAGACCCGGTTACGTCGGCCCCGCTATCCACGTTGAGGATCGCCCGCACCTGCGTGGCAGTCAGTGCCACGATGCCGCCGGAGCTGTACCTGCCGACGATGGTGGACGCCCCGACCGTCAGCTTTGCCGGTGTGTTGTCGCTGTCGGCGTACAGGATCGAGTAGGCGTCGAACAATGCTTTGAGCACCACCGCCGATCCGCCCGCGCTCGCCAGCTGAAAATACGTCCCGTCATACAGGCAGACCACAAGCTGGCCGGCCTCGATGTCGCCCGTCTCCAGGGCCAGGTCGTGGTGTTTCAGTATGCTTTTGGCCCCCAGGGCGTTGACGTTCAGCGTCGCCGCGCCGTTGTTGGCGGTGTTTGCCGTAAAATAGACCAGCATGCCCGTGAAATAGGCCGAGGGCACAGGATCCAGCGTAATCGCGTAGGTGTCGGATGCCTGGGCGTCCGCCGCGAACTGGCTGCCCTGGAATCCGGACAGGGTGTGCTGGCCGTCGTTTTCATGCTCGACCAGGCCGAGCCGGTTGAGCGTGTCGGCCTTGGTGGCGTGGTTCGCCCCGACCATCTCTTCGGTGGCCAGGATCCTCTGATCCGCGGCCCAGAGAGGCGCTGCCGCCAGGAACGCCGCCGCCATCAATAGTGCCAGATATTTTTTCATTGTGTCACCTCTCTTAGAATTTTGTCGTGTCGCGGTTCATGCCCGCCAGGATCGATCCGTCCGCGATATAGGTGCCGTCGGCGATGTACGCGATGGTCAGGAAATACTGTGTCCGGACGGCCCGGAACGTGATTGTGCCGGCCGTAAAATCGGGGTTGACGGAGATCACCCGCCAGTAGTGGTTATCCAGCGGGTCGCCGTTTGTGTCGTAGAGCGAGTCTACCGTGTGGACCACCAGATCGCCGACATCGATCCCCAGGCGCTTGAGTGTCTTGTCCTCGATCTCGATCTCCCAGAGCGGCCAGGCGAACTTCTCCACGATGAGGTCCTGGATGGCCTGCACAACCGTCAGGTCCCGGCACCAGTAGAGCTGCCAGGGCATATTCGGTTTGCGCGTGCCGTAGACTCCCCGGGACGCGTCATCGGCATGCGCCGTGTCGTCCGTGTGGCGCTTGAATTCTCCCTGGGCGTAGTTATAGGCGAAATTTGCCGGGACCTGATTGATGACGTTTTCCAGTCCATACGACGCGTCCAGCAGCTCGGTCTCGCCGGACGGGATGATGCTCGGCTGGCCGTACTGCGATATCCGGTTGTTGTCGATCTCCAGGACCAGTTTCCCCTCGCCGTTGAGGAAGGCGTTGCCCAGAAACGCCGACATCATCACCGTGATCACGTCCCACAGGACCACGTCCTCGTCGATGACGCCGGCCGCCGCGTATCCCTGGGCCTCGAAGATCTGACGCGCCCTGGCGTACGCCGTTGACTCGTACAGGGCGGAGGTGAAGCTGTTCGAGACCGTCAGCAGGTCGTCGATGAGGTCGATGATGTTTTCGATCAGGGTCGCGCCGGCGGCCTTGCCCATCCCGCGGGCCGTGATGGCGGCGTTGGCCTGGTCGGCGTCAAAGGTGATCGTGGCGATCATTCCCTCGCCCTCGTAATCGACCGACTCGTTAAAGGTGTAGCCGCCCGGATCCACCAGCGCGCCGTCGGCGTAGACGTTGATTGTGTTGCCGTTCGCGACGGAGAGGACCGCGAACCCCGCGAACGCATAGACGAAATTAACGGTATCGATGCAGGGCAGGTTCCAGACGCCCTGCGTCCCGTCGGTCAGGTCGCCGTAGACGTCCGGGAGGCGGTCATTGCCCGCGAGCGCGTTGGTGTAGCGAGAGGCTCTCGGCAGGTAGTATCGGTTCGCCAGCGCAGCGCCGGTGCCGTCCCCTCCGCGCTCCTCCGCCTCGACGGTCATAATCTCCAGCGCGGTAACCCGGGAGATGATCCCCTGGAAGAGGCTGATATGCTCCGACGGCGGGTCCTGGGGGAATCCGGCATATATATTGATGGGCCGGCCCAGGAACGGCTCCGTGGCGATCAGGCGCGAAAAATAGCGGTCCGTGTTGATCAGATCGACCGATATGTGCTGGAGTTGTTTGCCGCCGTACGCGGCCAGGACATCGGCCGTCCGGGGCTGGATCGTCCGCTCGAACGATCCGAAATTGCTGACCCGCGCCGCCTTGTCGATCGCGTCGACCGTGTCGCCCCCGGCGACAGAGGTGCCGTCGGCCAGATAGGAGCCGTTCGCCAGGAGGGCGCCCACCTCGAAGGTGCCGCCCATCTCCTTTTCGGCATAGACGCGATCGCCCATCTGCGTGTTGATGACGCAGTACGCGACGGGTGTCTCCCCGCGGGTCAGGCGTTTATGGAAGGTGATCGGGATTCTATACACTGCGCATCACCTCCAGCATCTGCAGCTCCGACGCGTACCGCTGGTGGAATGTGTTCTCCCGCGGGATCTGTTCGATATCCACCAGCCAGACGGCCGTCAGATCGTCCGAATCTTCGTTGAAGAGTACCGGTTTGATGATGCCGGTGGTCCGGTCGGAGATCGCCTCGAGCAGGGCCTCCAGCGCGGTGATGTCGGCCGAGGGCAGGTTCTCGAACGTATAGGAAAACTCCTTCTGCAGATTGTAAAACCGGGCCGCCCCGACGCCGTACGGGGTTTTGTTGCGCGACACGAGCGCCGTCGTGGGCCTCGATCCGCCATATATAAAATTATTCGTCAGCTCGAGATATTTGCCCAGGAACAGGTCGCCGACCTCGATATGGTTGTCCGGATTGGCGCCGTCGGAGATCAGACAGCGGGCGTGTCGCTTCGTCGCCGCGGTCAGATAGTGCAGAATCGTTCCGGATGTCCAGGTGACGGACTCGGAGACCTGCGGCGATCCGCCGTCGGAGTCGAACGTGGCGGCGTCGTCGGCCTCGAGGGTGATCGTGGCGGCCGAGGTGAGATTGTGGTCGACGATGGCCAGGGCGTCGAACTCCTGGGCGCTGCCGAGATCGATCGTGATCGTGTTCGGACTGTCGAGCGTGAGCGACCGGTACCGGTGATCGCGGTCCAGGTCGATCATCTTGGCCGCGTTGAACGGGTTGACGCCTTTGAGATACCAGATATCTCCGGCCACAAAATCGGCACCGGCGCCGGCCGTCCAGTTGATCGTGACGCCGTTGTTGAGCGTGATGTTCGTGGCCGAGGTCGCCACGCCGGCGGCGTTCCAGCCCCCGGATCCGTCGGACCAGCGGAACGTCGCCTGGCCGATCTCGGCCCCCGCCGCGACGGCATCGATCTCGATGATGTATTCCAGGTCCGTCGCCCCTGAATAGTTGCCCGATGTGTTGAGCGTGGCCGATCCGGTCCCGACCTTGACGGCCGCCGTGACCAGGCCGTATCGCAGGGACGAGACGGAGATCATGTCCTCGGAGGTGATCAGATTGTCATACAGGAGCCTCATTTTGCCCATCTTAATGCCCCCATGCTTCGAGTTTTTTCAGGCGGGGATAGATTTCATCCGCGAATTCGTCGAGGGCGCGCCGGTCGATCAGCTTCGCGCCGTGAAGGTGGAAATGGATCCCTCCATCGGAGCCGCCGTCGCCGGGGCCGCCTTCCATCCTCGCCGGGATCGGCCTCTTCTGGGAGAGCACCACCTCGGTGCCGTGCATCCTGACGTCGTATCCCGACTCCGGGCCGACCGTGAGTCCGCCGTACATGCGCCCGTATCCGCTGTCCGCGCCGCCTTCCGTATCGCCGGAAAAGCCGCCTTCTTCCGCCCCGGCTCCAGTTTCTGCTCCAAAACCTCCAAAATCAGGACCATACATAGAGGCTCCGGCCGGGCCTAATCCGGCAGAGACATCTCCGGGACTCACTCCATAATATGATCCTATCGCCATCTGCATGGGAGAATAACCATACATGGATTGCGCGCTCGGGCCGGATGAGTAGATCCCCTCGGCAATCGCGGCCATCGCAGCCTCATGAGCGTCCCGGCGGCTTCCGTATGTGTCCTCGTATGCGTCCAGCATTGATTCGTATTGTCTTGCATCCAGGGCATCACCAAGATAATCCCCCAGAAACGCGCCTACCGGTTTCCCGATAGCGGCAGCTATTAATCCGGGAATTCCCAAAAAAGACAATCCAACAGACCCTAAAATGGCGCCTATATCATCCCACCCATAACTTCCGGGCAGTCCTTTTATACCCGGTAAATCAGCCACCCCTAAAATTTCTCTTCCAAAAGCTGGAATGCCTCCCCGAAATACAGAACCAACAAAAGCTTCAGGACTAGCCAGTCCGGCAGCGAATTGCTCAAACGATATTCGATCGCTTAACATAGCGGCTATTCCTGTAGCTCCAACTGCCGAATATGATTTAGCCGTGCCTTTTGCTAATGCCCCGAATGCATCTTTTCCACTCGCTCCTAATGCCTCAGCCAGTCCGGAAAAATCTTGGCTGAATCCCCCTTCTCCCATATTATCTCTAACTTGATCAGCTACAGATGCAGGGATAATCATTTCTCCAGGGTGAGCTACGACAGGTATTCCATCCGCACTTCCTTCTAAATCCCATACTCCTTTAGATGCCCAGATCGCATCGGATATCCAGTCGATCACGGCGACCGAGGCCGCCTCGACTGCCATCTTGGCGACGGTGCCTACCACGATATCGAGCATCCCCTCCCAGAGTGCGTCCCAGTCGTCGGCCATCTTGCTCCATTTGCCTTTGATGACGTCGACGAGGATGGTGGTAAAACCGGACTCCATGTCGGTCAGGATTGACGTCCATCCCTCATACATCAGCTCCGATTTTGTCTGATGATGATCGGCATAGTCCTCAAAGGCGAGCTTCATGACATCGAGGGCCTCGCCGTGTTTTTGAATCTCGTCGTGCCTCAGATCGTTTTTCTGCTGCGCCATCCAGGTGTCAAGGAGCTGGACCCCGTCGGCATATTCCTGATTATCGCCGCCCAGGGCGGTCAGGTGGGCCTTGTAATTCGTGTACTGCTGATGCAGGAGATCGAGCTTGTAGTCATACTCGCTGAGCGCGTATCCGTTGACGTCATCGCGGAGCTGCTTATAGATCGCCGTGGATTCTCTGGCATAATCGTCGGTCTTTGTCGCCTGCTCGTCCAGGAGATCCTGTTTCCTGTTTGCCAGCCAGGTGTCGAGCAGCGCCACGCCGTCGACATATTCGGCGTTTTTATCGCCCAGGTCAGACAGGTGCTCTTTGTAGTCCTTATACTGCTTATCGAGGAGATCGAGCTTGTAATCATACTCGCTGAGCGAAGCCTCATTGACATCGTCGCGGAGCTGATGGTATATCTCCTTGGATTCTCTGGCATAGTCGTCTGCCCTTGCCGTCTGCCCCGCGAGTGACGTCGCGTGCGCCTCCGCACGATAGGTCAGGTCTCTCTGCCAGGTATCGGTCAGATCCTTGCAGCCTTTGAGTGCGGCCTCCACGACCTTGTCGTCCTCTTTTTGTATCTCGGACGAGACCCATTCCTGGACCTGCATACGGTCGGCCCCGGCCTCCGTGTATGCTGTGCCCTGCTCTTTAATCTTTTTGATTGCGTATTCGTAATCGCCCAGGGAGAGGTTCTGATATTTGTCAGAGAATTTCTGGGCGGTTTTTTCTCTTTCTTTGGCCGCCTTTTCCTCGGCTTTTTGCACCTTTCCCGACACTTTGATCTGGGTGTCGCCGGCATCTTCCGCAGCCGTCTCGATGCCGAGATACGCCTTCTCCGCGAACTTTTCCACGCGGTCGAAGCCGGTCAGCATGGTCAGGTTTGTGTCGGCGAATCCGAGGGCCGACTCCTTTGCCGATGTGAACCCGCCCTTGATCGTCTTCAGGTGGTCCACAATGCCGCTGAATTTTTCCCCGATGATGGGGATCTTTTCAAGCTGCTGGACAAAGATCAGGACGCCCGATGCGATTCCTTCCAGCATGGTGTAGAATCCGGCACCCACCATGCCCACCGCCAGCTGCACCGCCTCGAGGGTCTTGAGCATGCCGAGGCCCACCTTCTCGACGATGTCGCCCCACCAGTTCTTGATCTTCTGCCACTGGCCGCCGTAGGTCTCCAGCTCGGCCGTTGCCGTGCCGCCGAATCGCCGGGAGACCAGTTCCAGGACGGCCGCGAACTTTTCCGTTTTCGGGATCCCCTCATCGAGGATGATGCCGTATCTCGAAAGCGAGCTTGTCTCGCCGACAAACGCCTTACCGATCAGCTCGGAGGCCGCTTTCAGGTCGATCCCCTTCGCCGCCGCCAGGTCCAGCGACGCCTTCGTGGCGGCCTTCAGCTCCTCCGTGTGCATGCCGTACGTCTCGAGGTTGGCCATCGTGGCCAGGGTCACCTCGTCGCCGTATTTCGTGACCTGCTGGAGGGCCGAGGCGTAGTCCTTCATCGCGCGGAAATTGGCCTGCGTGTACGTGCCGGCATTCATCATCGCGACGGCCAGTTTCAGCTCCGCCGATTCCTGCTCCATGAACGCCTCGATGCTCTTTTTGATCATGGCGATCGCCCCCGCCGTCGCGGCCGTCACGGCCATCCAGTTGCTTTTGAGAGACTTGAGCGCGGAGCCGGATTTCTGGGAGAATTTGCCGACCGACTGGCCGGCCTTCCCCATCGACTTTTCCGTCTTGTCCCCGAACGACTTGACCGTGACGGAGCCTTTATCGTCGACGTGGAGCTCTATGTTTATGCGGTTGCTGTTCATCTTATGCCTTCGGCCTCATCATGATCACCGGCCGGACCTGGCTGTTTTGTGCCTTCTGTTCGTAATCCTCGAGGATCCCGAGATCCTCCCACTCTTCGGGCGACAGATCGTTCGCGCCGAGCGGATACCCGGCGAGGCGGAGGCGGCGGATCCGGATGATCTTGTTCGTATAGGGGTTGATGTCGTCCCGCCTGATCCTGCCGCACTGGGCGCAGGTCCATTCGAGCCCCGCCCCGGTCCCGCATTCCGCCTCACATTTTGCCCGTTCTGTGTCATTGCAGATCCCCTTGCCGTAGATCGCCTCAAGGTCGGTTAGGTAGGGTTTTCGCCTTTGTCGTCGCCTTCTTCTGTGTCCTCCCCGTCAGACGGTTCGACCGATCCCTCGAATACCAGAAACGCGAATTTTGAGAGGATATCGGATGCCATCTCCTTGACGAGCGCTTTCCATTCGGGGTCGTACCAGTCGGAATCCTCGCGGGAGTGGAGGGGCACATTCTTTCCGTCTTTTTCAACCGTGAACGACGTGTCTCCTATTCCGGTGAGGATCCTCTCCCCATAGGTGATCCGGGTTTCACCGATCGTTGACGTGACTTTGTTTCTCTTCCGCTTCGATGACGAATTGTCGTAGTCGATCTGCTCTTTTGTTGTGGGGAAGCGATAGAACAGCTCGATGTCGGAATCAGACAGGCGGTCGTAGAGGCTCATTTTGTTCGGTTTTTTTGTCAATGATCTTGGCATGACTTTCTCCTTTGTGTGGTTGGCGGGGACACGATCCCGATTTGATACAAATAAATCGGGTCATGTCCCCAGGTTGTTCCCCGGTTGTTTATTCTGCCGCCGCGTACTTTGTCTGGAGGTTCTGGACGTAGGCGATCACACTTCCATATGTCGCGTCTTCCAGCACTTTCAGGTTGCCTGCCTCGGCCAGCCGCTTGCCGTCGGCACTGATCGGGGCGTCGATGACGGCGCATGCCGGGAAGATGATCTCGACGGTGTATTTGTATGTCTCGTCGTACAGCGCCCCCTCGCACTTTATATGGACCCCGAACTCGTCGTTCGCGTCGATGTGCTGCTGGAGGATGTATTCGCGGAATTCCCGGTTGAGTTTGAGTGTCTGAGAGCGCGTCTGCCGCTTCATCTTCGAGGCGTATGATCCGCCGCCGCCGGGGACAAACTCCGGAGCGAGGCCCTCATTAGAAAATGACCAGTCGATCGACTTGACCTCGGAGGAGATGGTCCGCCCGCCGGTGAACGCCGCGCCGCCCCATTTGCCGCCGAAGGTCACCGCTATCTCGGAGACGCGCAGCGGGGTCTCCTGCACCCGCGCGGGGAATGTCATCCAGCCCGCCTCGGCCGGTGTGTAGAGGATCCGGTAATTGACGGCCACCTCGCCCGCGCCGGGCGCCACGATGGTGATGACCGCCGGGGTCGCGGCTGAGACCGCCGAATAGACGACCTCGGTCCAGACGCCCGTGGTCAGCTCCGCACGGATCCGCTGGACGGCTGCCAGCCGGTCGGCCGCGACCGCGCCGCCGTCGACCCCGTTGGCCGCCAGCGTCAGCGCTTCCACCGTCGGCAGGGCGGAGACGACTTCCTCTTCGATGTTGTCGGCCACCAGGCCCGTCCCGACCGCGGATCCGGACAGCTTGACCCAGTCGTCCTTTGAAAAATTCGCCGTGAAGTTGGCGACCCCTATCGACGCGAACCGGCGCTTGAGGAGCTGCGTCCCGTAGCGCATGGCCGCGGTGAAGACCGGATTTGACAGATCATCGTCGAAGTCGCCGTCGATCGGTGTGATCGTGTGCTTGTACCCGTCTCCCAGGGCCGCTACGGACGCGCTCCCCAGGGCGTACGCCAGGATCAGGCCGAAGTGCTGCGGCTGTGCTCGGCTGGTCGAGAACGGCCATTCGGACGTATTGCCGAGATGATATACCCGATCCGCCTCTTCGTAGCCCGACGCCTCGTCGTCATTCGGCTGCCGGCGCGGTTTGAGATTGAACATGCTGCCGACATCGAACAGCATCCCGGTGTCGAGCGTGGCGGGCGTATTAATTCCGGCCTCGCGCACATTGGCCGAGACAACGACCAGGTCGTGGGTTGCCATATAAGATTTAGCCATTTGTCACCTCCCCGGCGTCTTTTTTTGTCGCCGTTTTCTCTGTTTTCGGTTTGGGCTCGGGGACCCTCTCGAACCGGCTGTTCTCGCCGGCCGGGACCTCGTCGTACTCCACGCCGCGCTTGAATTTCTTCCCCGCGTCGGGACCGTCGACGATCTGGATGTTCTCCTGACCCTTTTTCAGTCTGTATTTCATGGTCTGTCCTCCTCTTTTTCGTATCGAAATTTGATGATTTTCATCTGGATTGCCTCGGTCTCGTCCTCGAATTTTTCGGATTCGTCGGAGCCTCCCCAGAGAGCAAGCTCTATACCTTCAATGTCCAGCTTATTCTCCGACAACACCCCAATTACGTCGGCCTCGAATTCAAGGATTCCCTTTGCTCCGGTGTCGGTGTTCCCCATGATCGCCTCGGTCGCTTTATAATTCTGGACAAATATCGCGAGCAAGACCGTCGTGGTGAGCATCCACATACCGCCCGCCTTTTCTTCCATTTTGATCGGGCCGTCCTTGATCGCCACGGCCGGGAATTTTTTGCCCGCCGGGACCTGGTACAGGTCGTCGGTGATGTATATATCGCTGTCGCGAATGTATGACAGGGCCTCGGCAGTCTGAAGGGCCGGCTGAATTTTTTCGATAGCCTGTTTCATGGATGAGGTCATGACGTCACCTCCTCCGCTATGATCCGTTTGAATACCCTGATATCCTCATCCTGCAGGACCAGGAACTTCCGGGCCGGGATCGTGACCTGTTTCATCGTCCGCCAGCCGACGCCGGGGATGTTGATCTTCAGCGCCTTGGCCGATTTCGGTTTGATCGTGCCGCCCAGCTGGTGGATCCGGGCGTATTTGACCGACGTCCCCCAGGTGACCATTCCCGTCCCGACCTTCGTGGTGATGGACCGGAGCAGGCGCGCCGTCTTCAGGAGGGTCTTGCCTCCCGTCAGTCTCGCCCGGATGGAGGGCTTCCACTTTTGCGGACGACCGCCCGCCGCGAAGGTTTTCGCGATGGAGCGCAGGCCGACGAGGCCGATCTGCCGGAGCGCGCCTTCGGGGTTTTTCATCTTCAGCGCAGCCCGGTCCAGGGCGGCCTGTGCCTTGTCGTCTTTCATGAGCCAGCGGACACCGATCATCTAAAAGTCCTCCATGCTCGCGCGGGTAAAGAGGCGGTCTTGATCGTCGATCTCCGGCGCGTTGCTTGCCGGGGTCGAATCGGGGTCGTTCTCTCCCAGGGAGATCAGGCCCTTTGAGACATTCGTCAGGAATTTCACGGCATTGTTGTATCTCTTTTCCCGGTCTTCCGGCGCGCCCTTGCGCCTGGCGTAGAGGTTATAGATCGCCATATCGACGGAGAATTTCCGTATGATCGCCGGGACGGTGGCAAAGGGCACCGAGTAGCGTTTTCCGCAGTACCCGTCTATCTCGGCGTCGGCGTCGGCGATGGCGCGGATCACCACGTCGACATCGACTATGCCCGCGTCGGCGTCATCGGTGAGCTGTATGAGGATATCCTCATCCAGCTGCTCGAGTATGTCGACCTGTGTGCAGTACGCGGTCGCCGAGGCTTCTGTCGGCGCGGCGGCCGCTGTTCCTGTGCCTGTCCAGCTCATGCGTGGATTTCCTCCGTATCCGGGTTCGTGAAATCGCTCCCCGTTTTAAATCGCCATAAATAGATCGGCGTGCCTGCCGCCAGATCGGGATAGAATGTCACGACTCCCAGGGCGTTTGTCCGTCCGGAGTGAATCGGGGCCGCCATCGCCGCATCCGTCGACATGATAACCAGGCAGTCGGCGCATGGCACTCCATCGACCGTTACCGTATATGCATGCGCCACGGGGCCGGTGCCGATGCCCAGGGCGTCCACTACGGCCGCCAGCGCTGTCACCGAAGAGTCGAGGGCGAGCGCGTTTACCCGGAAGGTGGAAAAGGTCTTCGCTACAGCGTCTTCGTAAAACAGCCCCAGGAAAACCCCGGCTGCGGCAAAGGTATAGTCCAGGTAATACAGCCCGGATTCGATCTCGGTGAATGTCTGCAGGTCGCTTTTCACCATCGCCGGAGACCACAGATATGCGGTAACGGTCTTGCCGGTGCCGAATCCCTCGGCCTTGTAGAATATGCGGTTCGTGCCAACAGTATAAAGGTTTGGCATGACATCTCCCCGTTATCGGTTATCCGTTACCCCACCATCGCGGGGGATGCTATGGCCCCGATCCCGGAATTGGCGGTGTCGATAAGAGCCTTTAAGGCACCCAGCCCGTCGGTTTCGTTGTCGAGATCATCCTTGAGCGCGCCGACTTCCGTATCGATATATCCGGCCGTCGTATCAATCGCCGCCTTCAGTGCGCCTAGCCCGTCGGTTTCGTTGTCGAGATCTGTCTGGATGGCGGCGACTTCCGTATCAATATATCCGGCCACCGTGGCCAGGTTCGTGGCCGTCGCCAGGTCAGCATCACTGATGGCCGTATCGCAGGCGGCATTGACGGCGTCGGAATCGGGGACGGCCTCGATCAGCGTCTTCAGTGCGCCCAGCCCGTCGGTTGCGTTGTCGAGGTCTGTTTGAATCGCGTCTACGGCATCCCCGACTCCATCCAGGTTATGCCCTGCCACGGCGAAAGACTTGACCACTTCGCCCACGCCCGCGCTGATATACATAAGGGCAATCCACTCGCCCTCGGCATCCGGCGTAAAGGTTGCATAATATCGCCCGGTCGCGCCGATCTCGGTCATCGCGGCGATACACTTCGCCTCGTCTTTGGCATGGGCCTCATCATAGATATCCATCAGGACAGTCAGCCCGGTCCCGCAGTTAGCGGCTTGATAGGTCGCTATAATCGCCACGCCGTTTTTGTATTCTCCATTTGCCATGATTCTGTTCCTCCCTGCTTCTTATTTAATTTCCGTGTTTTGCCTCGATGTTTGTATCCAAATAATCTCCACCGTCGCACAGGGCGTCGTTTATGGCCGCCGCCCTGAAACAGATTATCGGGCCACGAAACGGCAAGTCTGCCGTGGTGCGACCCGTGATCCACCCATACCCCTTGGCATTATTATTTACGGATGCGCCTCCGCTCGCCGGGAGCTCTATCCCGTACATCCCGACATTGGCCAGGGGCTCCGATATATCGTAGTCGCCGCCTGTTGTCGGAGTGATTGCGACCGTCGTCATAACTCCCGCCGAGGTCACAAAATTCCACTGGACGGCAATCCCGGCCATGTTGTAAACCATCGCCTGCTCGATGGTCAGGCCATCCACCTTCATTACCGGCGCGAGGTTCATCGGGATAATTACTGCCGTGTCCACATCCATACAAATCATTTGTTACCTCATAGCTGCCTGTAATAGGACTGTAAAATGGGTATTGAGGGGCCTGCCGCCCCACCATAAACAATCCATACGCTGTATTTTCTGGTACCGCCGGACGCGTTTGCAGCAAATGGAGATGTAAATTCATCGGCATACGTGTAGCCGCCCCTATAAAACCCCTCAGTCTCCGCAACGGTATCGTATTTTATATCGGTGCCAGCTTCTTCAACTATCCAACCAATATAATATTTGGTGCTTGCTGCGAGAGATGTACTGCCTCCTGCTGTAGATTCATCATTGCTTACTGCAACATCAAATTCAACTTGTTCAACGAGTGTTTTACTTGCCGGATTACCTGTATCCTGATCTGCATTAAATATTCCAATTTTGACACCAGGATTTGTGTCAATACTGTGGATCGCAACATGGTAACTATTGGTTGCTCCGCCTGTTCCATCGGTTGTGGAGGCATGTCCTTCAATGTACCCAGCGTTACTCGTGTCGCTTAAGCCTGCTGTATTGTATCCAAGTATCGGATCGAGAATGACCGGGTAGGCTGCCTGGTCAAGCCACTCACCGTCTATTGTGATAGTCAGTTTTTTTGTTTTCGCGTCAATGTGAAGGTCTGCCCATGCCCTTTTCCCATTTGCATCTATCAATTCGGGTCGGTAAATATGGCAGAATTTCCCCGTCTTGAATTGATTATTTGCCTCTCGCCAATACACGGCATACGAGCCTATAACATTCTCAGGACGGTTATGCCGTTGTTGATATTCTTCCCACAACATTCCACGATCATCACGCAGCCACTCATTGTACAAAGTATCCTGGTAGCAAAATCGCAATCCTGCTGGAAAATCCAGATTCAGTTCGACCGCATTCGATTCTGGGCGCTCTTTAAACTCTATCTCATATTCCAGTTTTCCGTCATCTGTCACATAGTATCGGTGGGTATTGTTGCCTACTTTGATAGCTGCCTTGTCATCGACAAACGATTCTGTTTCCACGCCGACAACATCAGGATGATTGATATTCAGCCAGCATTCATCATTCCATTTTTTACAGTTGATGTTCGGGACAAACCTGCCCGGCATGGACCCACCAATCGTGATGTCGGCATCGTCCAGATTTGTTTCTGCAATCTTTTTGTCTTTATCGTACTTCATATTTTAAAAACCCACTGCATCTATAGTTTCCTCACAGTCTCAAAGAAACAGCCTACGGGATTATTCTATTCCAGCCCCGCCAGGGCTTTCTACTGGCTTCCAGTCGCCGCAATACCAAGCGCCCGACCAATATCTTATGCTCTCCCCAACCGAGTTATAAGCACTCACCCGGAACAAAACCAATCCACTGTCCGGTACAGACGGATATGCATAGGTGATCACCTTCGCCACATCCATTTCACCTGTCCATGTCTGGCCGCTGTCGGTGCTCATGTATAGCTTATATCCGGTGGCGCCAGGTGAGGTGTCCCACGTCAAATTGACCTCCGCCGCAAAAGCGAATCCCGCGAACAGCATAACCATCAACATAACTGTCACAAACCATAATTTTTTCATGTCGTTCCCCCTTTTCCTTTGGGCGACTAAAGTCGCCCCTACCCGCTTTACTGAAGTCGCCCCTACCCGCTTTACTGAAGTCGCCCCTACCCGTTTTACTGAAGTCGCCCCTACCCGCCTCTTTTTTCGTCCCCTCGGGTTTATTTTTTCTCCGGAGGCGGTTTTATGGTTTCGACGACGAGCATCGGCTCCTTTTTAAGGCGTTTCATCTCTTTTGCCGTGAAGCGGTCGTCGGGGTATTCGATCCACTCGGGACCGTGCCAGATACCCGCCCGGTAGAAGCCCGCTTTTTTTTTGCATTTGATTTTTATGGGCATTGTTTTCTCCTTCGAGTGTGTCTGTGGGGACACGATCCCGATTTTGTACTAATAAATCGGGTCATGTCCCCGGGTCCTAATAAATCGGGTCATGTCCCCGGGTTCCCGGTGTTTTATCAGCCGGCGCCGGTGCTGCCGTAACTCATCTGCCAGAGACCGTACCCGCCGGCGGCTCGCGCCTCGGCACCGAACTTGAACACTCCGCGCATGAAGACGTCATCGTTGTCCATGCCCGTCTGCTCGACGAAGACCGGTTTCTTCCGCTCCTGGTAGATATAGGGCTTGATGGGCCGCTTCGTCACATGGAGGAACCAGGCCGTGGAGCTGGTGAGCCAGGGATTCACCACGAGCTCCGCCGTGCCGATATAGGGGTTCGGAGATTCGTCGGTCAGCTTCAGGTTTGTCATAAGCAGCTTGCCTGCCGTCTCCAGGGCCGGGGGCACTTCGAGGACGTCGGGGATCAGGCCCAGGGGACGCCCCTCGTCGTCTGTCCTGGTCATGATGGCCAGCCGCGCCGCTCCGTAGCTTGCGACCGCTAACACCGTGGTGGCCGCGGAGAGCGCCGCCGTGCCCAGGTTCGACGCGGTTGATTCGCCCACCGGATGATCGTCGTCGTAGAAGTACTGGCCGTCGTAGCACTCGCTCTCGAATGCGTCATTTTTCAGGGCGGAGACAATCTCATCGGGGAGATTTTTCGCCGAGTATCCCGCCTCCTGTGCCTGGGGGCCGTAGATGCCGAGATTGTCGTCATCGATGTCGTTTCTCAGGACCTCGACGGTGGCCTCCCAGTCATCGTTGACGACGCTGTATTTAAAGGCGGAAAGGCTTTTTATTACCTTGTCGCCCAGCCATTTTCTCATTTTGGGGAACCGGGAGAGCCAGGCATAATCGCTCTGACTGCTGCCGGAGGGGACCAGCATGGCCGTCTTCTGCCACTGACTGGGCGCGCCCTCGAATGCCTTGTTGAACGTGGTTTTCAGTGAGATGAAAACCGAGGCGATGGTTTCTCTGTTTACTAGCATATCGGTATCCTCCTTCTCGGATAGTTTGTTAACTGGTTAAAATTTTCTTTTTGTACTCGATCCATGCTGCCAGCATGATCACATCGTCGGTGCCCAGGGTCCCGTCCTTGGGCTGGAGGGTAATCTCCATCGCCGCAGGATATGCAGTGAGGTTTGCCAGCGCCAGGGTGAGGGTCACATGCTGGACCGTCTTCGTTGCGGTGGCGCCTCCCATCGCGTCAGTATCCCCGCCGAAGTCGGCGTCTGCATCGTAGAGCGCTGCAACCACGTTGTTGTATGCCACGACTGTGAACTTTGTGGCATCGCCCTCCGTCGCCCCGACCTTGGCTGCAAGGATATGGAGCGTCATGTTGGCTGTGATGTCCGCATCAGGCGGAACTATTACCTTTGCCGCCACCGCAGTCGGTGTTGCGTGATCGTTCCAGCGAATGCCGAGACCTTCGGCTGTAACGCAGAATCCCGGCAGAGGATCTGACGCATCTGCGAATGCAGCAAGCGCAACCCCCGCATCTGTAATGTTCGGCATGGGGATCTGGATAACTCCCTTGGCCGTAAGCAGGCCCTGATAGATCTCCTGCAGGGCGGCTTCCGCCTCTGTCTGAGCGGTGAAGTCCCCGGCGTCGGTTATCGATACCGCACTCGCGGCGTGTGCCGCCGCTGCGTCGGCGATATGAGTCGCCACATCGGCCTGCTGGATCGCCGGCGTGATGTCGACCCAGGCGTGTGTCGTGTCGATGTATTTCGCGATGATCCCGACGTAAATATTATTTGACACGTTTGCCGTCAGATCGACGGTCGCGGAGTCGGAAATAAATACGTTGTCGCCGACGTTCGCGATGGTTATCGCTGTTCCGAGGAGCATCTTGAAGACTCCCTGCCGCTGGACGGTGATGTAGAGATCGCCGTCGGATCCGTCAGTGTTGTCCTTCTGCTGTGTCGAGATCCCGACGAATATGGTGCTTGCCGTATCGGCCCCGACAATGGCATACCCCGCCGCGTTGACCGAAACGAGCGATCCGGCATAAATACAGTCGGCATCGTCCACCGGCAGAGCCAGCAATTTACCCAGGGTATATTCCGTCGCTTTGTCCGCGGTCAGTGCCGTTGACCAGGCCGGGCCGCAGAATGTGCACAGCATCAGGGTCGCGATTAACAGCACCCCGATGTTCCGTATTTTCAATAACTTTTTCATATCCTTCCTCCTGTTGTTTTTTTCGTTGTGACAGTTCCTGCGTTTGCCCGGTTTACTGATTCGCTTTCGGGCCGTATTTCACCCAGTCCTCGTCGGAGACCCCCATCTGCTTGTTGATCACCTTCTGGATCTCGTCGGGGACGCCATCGGGCTTTTCGTTTTCCTGTTTGATCTTCTCCAGCGGGATGACGCTGCCGGCAGTTCTCGACAGGACGATCTTCCGGAACTGATCGGGGGCGGCCTTCGCCAGGTCGGTGCCCCACGCTTCCAGCTCGGCGGGTGAGGTGCGGCCGGTTTTCAGCGCCTCCTGCGTGAGGTCGTCCGATTCCTGTTTCGCGATCTTCAATTCCAGTTCCTGGACTTTCAGCGCGAGCTGCTGTGCCGGGGTCTCCAGGGCCTTCATGCCGGCGACGATCTTGATGAGATCGCCCGAGGTCGCTTTCTCGTCCGCTCCGAGGGCCGTCAGGACCTCTTTGCAGGCGACTACCTGCGATCCGGCTGCCACGGCCGCATCGGCGATGGCGAGTTTTGATTCCAGGTCGGCGCCCTTCAGGATGAGCAGCGCGACCCCTTCCTCGACTTTGTCGGCGGGCGTTCCCGCCGCCAGCTTCAACATCTCGATTAACTTATCCATATTTTCTTCCTCCTTGTTGGGATCATGGCCGAAAAGCATATGCTTCTTTGCCATGATCGGTTTCAGGTTATTAATTGCCGGGTCGTTTGTTAGAGCAACGTGCTCGAGCCCCACCACTTTGTTGGTCTTGTCGCTGACCCACATCACCGGCGAAAAATATCTATATTCTTTATTCTTCAGATATTCCTTTGCCCGATCGGTCCACTCCACCACAACCCACAATCCCTCCCGCCCACGCGCGACAATCTGCTTGATCCATCCGGCCGCGGGGGCCTGTGTTCCCATTTCTGTCTGGTGCTCGTAGTCGATCACCATGTCATTTCCGCGCGCATTAAAGCTCGCGACTATGCTTTCCATCCCCGCTTCGTCCAATTTCGCGGGCCGTTTCCGCTTCAAAATCGACACCTCGCCATATGGCAGTACCTGAAACTCGGACGGGACGCCGGGAATTTCTTTTACAAGCAGATAAAGTTTCATCGGTTTTTTTCCTCCTGAATGCATTTTTTTTCCTTGACATAACCCAACCGCTCTGGTAATCTGTAATTGACAAAACGAAAGGGAGGGTCACAAAATGAAAGGATCTAAGAAACAAATCGAATGGGCCGAGGATATCAGGGCAACGATGCAACCAGGGTTTGACTCGATCCGCGCACAGTTTGAAGGTAATGCGATAGCGATCAAGGCTATTGATTATGTGCAATCCTTGGACCATGCTGGTTTTTGGATTGACAACCGCAGCTCTAACCCGATGATCATGTTGACCGAGATAGCTCGGGGCAGACTGTACGTAAGGAGTGCCGGTTCCAGCCATACCGCCAAGTTTGACCAAACCACCGGCAAAATCACGGTAGCGTGGAACGAAATTATTAGCGACGGCAAGGGCGGACACCGCGAAATAAAAGAGGAGGTAACGTAAGATGAGAGATTTACTAATAAAAACAGATTGCAGGCCACGAACTAATCTGCCAACGACATTGGTAGCCCCTAAAGGCTCAAGGCCAGGGAATTTTAATGACGCAGCCATCCAGAACAGACTTATCAAAAACATCCCCAATGACGTAACAGATGCCGCCGTATGCAAATTATTTGAGAGCACGGCTGACCTCACATGGCTTGACGGCGCGGGACGCCTCGCGTTCGACTTTTCTGAACTCGGCGGGGGTAAAATTATTCGAAACGCTGCCGCTACCCTGGGCCACCTGGGTGGGCGCTCGAAGTCCCCGAAAAAACAGGAGGCTTCCCGTGTCAACGGGGCCAAGGGTGGCCGGCCACCAAGAGTTGCCCTAGATAAATAATTCATTCTCACGTTTTCACCTCTCGGTTTCTTTGAGAAATTGAGAGGTGAAATCCCATCTCTCCGAAACACAAAATTTTAAAAACAAAGCCAGGTCGTGTTCGGTATTGTTGACTTCAACGACTGCTTTCTTTTTGATCTTATCTATTGATATCAATCTCATTTCTCTTCCGAAGCCACTCGTGGCAATTATTTCGTTTTTCTTCATATTTTCCTCAATACACAAGATCATATATGGTTCTTAATTTTATCCCGTTTTCTTTCAGCAATTTGTGCGTTGCTGCACTTATCTCGCCGTGTGGAATATCCGTATAAATACTCTGAATATCACTCAGCAATATTTTTTTATGTATTTGTGCTTCCAGGTATGCGCCATTTGTTGCCTCGTACAATTCAGCAGTATTCTGCGCCTTTGCAATATCTTCCGTAACGTTTTTAATCCACCTTTCTCCACGATCAGTTAAATCGCCGTTAAACAAACTGCTCAACTGAAACTCTTTATTTAGCGCAGATGGGATAACTTGAGTTTCCAAAGAATCTGCGCCTGTAATAGTTGCAAAATTGTTTATGCCCTTCCGCAGCCTGATTTTTGTCGCTCCATAATGCTGAGCATAGTGACTACTTCCAACGTAAGAATCTAAATCAGAAAAATAACCATAAATCGGGTGCTTGCCTTCCCCGAACAAACGCTTTTCCAGGGCTACCCGATTCCCACTAAAATCTAATATGCCATTAGATGTCCCCGTTTCAAATTGTGTTTTAAATCCTTCGTTTAAAATGTTCTCCAACACGTCATCTGACACGTTGACAAAAACTTTTGCTTCGCTTAATACTTTTGAGGCATTCGCACTGGCTGCCCCGAAAGCTTTGTCACCCACAACGTCACGTATCTGTTTGCCCCGAACAACGGATTCCGAAAGGGCCTCGTTAGACATTAGTTTTGTTGCCTCGTGCAGACCCTGCTCATATTGTTTGACCAATTTGTCCGGATATTTTCCGAGGTCCGGGTTCCAGGGCTGTTTTGCCGGGTTCGTCGCGAATCCGGGGTCCGGCATCAGGGGCCGTGCCGGGAGCTTGTTCCCCGCGGCGTCGATCGGTTCGATCAGCCTGCCGGTCGGGTCGTCGGCCTCGATTCTTGTCCCTTCTTCTTCGGCCACAAACCTGTGGACCGGGCGCACCCCGCATCGTCAGTTGTAACCGTTCGGCGGGTACCAGGTATCCCAGAACGGATGATCCACCGGGTACACCTTTTTGTCGTGGATACCATGCTCGGGCCGTGTGTTCCCATCGTTCACCGCGTCATATTCCCAGTATGGAAATTCCTCTTTCATGCCGACCATCTGATTATATCGGCCGACGTTGTAGGAGGTCTGGATGTTGGTTCGGAAGATCGTCTCAAGACGCCAGGCACCGAGCCCTTCTTCTCCGGCTGTGAATCCCTGGGCGGCGAAGATGTCGTCCACGCGGCCCTGGAAATCGGCCAGGGTCTCGCCCGTTTCTATCGCCGACAGGATCGCGCCGTGGATCCCTTCGACCAGATCCATGCGGGCGACGCCTCCGACCATGAATGCCGTGGCCTGTGCCTGCTCCGAGAGGGCGCCGAACTGCTCCGGCGTCATCGGGATCCGCGAGGAGAAAAAGTCGATCGCCTCGTCGAAGGGCATGGGGGCCAGTATCGTTTCCATTTTTTTCTTTCCTGTTTCTGTGCCCTGGGGACACGATCCTGATTTGATAAAACTAAATCAGGTCATGTCCCCTGTTTTTTCCTCTATTGTCGATCGGCCGTACAGGTCGGCCGTGTATATTGCCCGCGCGACGAGGTCCTCGAGGGCGCGGGGATCCATGTCGGAATACGCCTCGTATATTTTGTCCCTGATCTCTTCCAGGGATCCGGCGGACAGGATCAGTTCCCTGGCCGGCCCCAGAATCGCTGAGACGGCCCCTGGGGCCTCTTTGCCCGTCCGGAGGTTTAACTGCTCGAGTGCTTCCTGCTCGAGTGCTTCCTGCTCGGGCGAGAATCGCCTGTTTTTGGCGGCCACGCGCCGCATCGCGAAGGGTGCCGGTCCTGTCCCCGCCGGAAGGACGAAATCATCCTTGTCTTTCGGATCGGGCAGGGGCACGCCGAACCGCTCGGAGACGTGCTTCGCGCTGAGTGGAAAGTTCATTTTGTGCAGGCGATCGTAAACCTCGGAGTAATATTCGAGGTCCTCCGGCGCCTCGTATTTTATCCGGTACCAGGGAAGGGCCTTGTCCCATCCGAAATTGTAGCCGACCAGGGGACGCAGGACCTGGAATCGGTTTGTGTTTGCCAGGGACCCCGCGTCGGATTCGATGAGGTCCTGGCGGACGGCGGACTGCGCGTCATCGGCGCCGAGCTTGCCGGGTGTCCCTTCGGTCGTCGCGGTCTGCCCGAGGATGGCCTTTGACATTTCCCCGTTGCAGAACTTCGCCAGGGTCTCAAATATGTTATCTTTCGACGCGTTTTTGACCGACTCGATAAATTCGATCTCGGTGTTCTTTGATATGATCCCGGCGGCGTCGGTGCCCAGGGACTGGATGGCGAGTTTGAGCGCGTCCTTGTCATCCTTCGAAGCGCCTGCATCATATTTCCCCACGCGCAGCGGCATGCCGAAGACCTCGGCGAATGCCACCCAGTCTTTGATTCCATAGTTTTTGAACAGGTACATCCAGGCGCAGGTGCGCAGGATCCCCGCGCGGGTGTCGTATCCCGAACGGGCTTTGTACCGGTGATATACGAGTTTGAACGGCGGCAGATCCTCGCCGTTGATCGGCTCCGCCTCGGTGATGATCCTCGGTATTCTGACCGCCGGCTCCCACATGTTCTTTTCGAAGTCTGTAAACACGGCTTTTTTCGCGTGGATCCACTTGAACCCGGCAATCACAGCCTTGCCGCCAACGACGTCCCAGATGAGTTCCTGTATGGAATATCCCTTCGGGATGGAGTCGAGACTGTCGAGCTGTGACTCCTCGAACGAGGGCAGGTTAAACAGGACGTCCGCGCAGAATTCGGCTATCTTTTTAGCTTCATTGCTGGAGTCGTACGGCTCGATATCGTAGTCGAGGCCGAGGACGGCATTCTTCCGGGTCTGGAATTCCGAAAAGAGATGTGTGTCTTTCTCCTCCATCTCTTCGAACAGCTCGGCCTGCCGGTAGACGCTGCCCCCGTCGGCTTCTTTGAAAATCGTCGCCAGCTTGCCGGGTGTCAGACCGGAGCTGGGGTATGAACTCCAGCGGTCGCGCACCGCGGTCACGGCGATCTCGCGCCGCTCGGGCTGTTTCTCCATCTTTTTTATCGGCCTGCCGAATTGATCCAGCAACATCAGTATGCTCCTCTGCCGGCGAAGTCCCGGCGCTTTGCCACGGTTTCGTATTCGATGGGGCCGCCACCTTCCTGCGCCATACTGACGGCCATTTCCAAGGCATCGGGTCCGTCGTCATTGATATTTTTGTTGAGCAGGAACACCAGCTGCTCGATCAGCAGATCCTGGTCACTGTGCCCCCTCTGAAAGCGTATCTTTCCGTACTCATAAATATATTCAAGCGTTCCCCGGATACGCCCCTCTTTGTTGGTCGAGTGCTGGATCGCCAGCCAGGGAAGATATCGCCCCTTTTCCTTCGCGTAGCTCTGGATTGCCTCGTGGAGAAAATCATAAAGCATGTTTTCTTCTATTCCGACGCGGCCATGATATTCATCGTGCTGCTGGTAACAGGCAACAAACATTGCGCCGGGGCTCGCGTGGCGGATCCAGGCATGGAGGACGTAGAAAATCATGGTGTCCCGGTCGAGGCCGACAGTGACCGTCGCCTTGTAGTCGTTCGCCTCCCCCGACTTCGCGCTCGGATCGGTTGCCGTTGCCACCTGGAGCGTTTTCCCGGAGATTTCCTCGGGTTCGTAATAGGTGAGCCACTTTTCGGGGAAGGGTGAATCCTCGGCGCCGGTGAGATTCATCATCTCGGCATTGAAATCGATGGTGCTCATCTGGCGGCGCTTTTTTTTGAGCCGTTCAGGAGGCCATAAGGCGGGCCAGAGGGGCCGCTGTGTTGGTTTGCCATAGTCGAGCCAGGCGCGATATATGCGCCCCACATACAGGGGGCTCCCGTCCTCGTCTTTTTCGGCGATAAATTGTGACAAAGCGCTCTTCGGGTGAAAAAGATTGCCAACCATCACGAAGGTAAAGCCCTCGCCCAGGGAACCGATGACGGCTCGCTTGAGCCATTTCATTCCCTTCGTGACCATCTTCGGGTTTTCGACGTTTTCATCGTTTTCAAAGTCGTCGGCGACGACATAATCCGGCCGATACTGGCGATTTTTCAGGCCGCGGACCTTTTCTCCGTGCCCTCGGGCGAGTACCTGGACACCGTTTGAACACGTAAAATCGTTTTTTTGCCAGGTCACGCTCCGTCGGCCATAGGCACTCTGTAAATTTCCAAAATCGTGGCGGATACGAGGGTTATCCTCCAGCTCCGCCCGGATCGCCACGGTGAATCTCGTGGCCTGGTCGTTCGTGTCCGATATAACGATCTGGAACATGCGGGACTTGTAACAGATGTTCCTGATCAGGACGCCAAAAGTAAAGAAAGTGGATTTAGCGTGCTCTCTGGGGGCGGCGACGAAGACAGCCTCGTTCCGGATCTCCGAAAGGGCCTCCCACTCCTCGTGAAATTCGGCGAATTCCGCCGTAAAATAGTGGGGGAGATAGGTGGCGCAGAAATATTGGACATCTCCTCTCCCTTTTTCGATGCGGTCCGCTTGTTTTTCGGGCGTGTCATCTTCAAATGGAGATACGCTATCCTTAATCCAGACGCGGAGATCATCCACCCACTGGTCGAAACGGGTCTCTGTTAATTTAGGACGCTTTTGCATATTGCCCCTTGAAGCGATTGACGATCGCGTCGAAGTTTCGGTCTATTGTTTTCAGCCCTTCGGGGTCATTTTCCTTCAATACCCCGACAATAAATTTCAGACTTTCCAGGAACAGGGCCGGGCGATCGACATTGTTGGGAAGATCTTTCATGTGTACGACCTCGCCCTGCCATTTCTTCTGCGAAATCGCGGCCCGGCTGAGATCGGCAATCATGCGACCGAGTTTCGCGATATCGACATCCGCCGCGTCGATTTCTTCCATTCCCACCATCAGGGTAAAAATCTTTTCCTGAAGCAGGCGAATTGTTGCGGCTGCCATCAGCCCCTCGTCGTCAGGGCTGGCCTTTGCGATCGCCCTGGCCCCATCCGTGGCAACTCTAATCGCATTCAGGCGCCGCTGGAGCTTCTGCCCATCGCGAGCCACGGACGAACGGCTGACCTCAAACCCTTTTTCATTCAGCCACTCGGTCCATTTCGTATAGTCCGCGAACCCGCTCGCAATGAGAAGCTGTTCAAACTCTTCCCGGACGTCCTCCGGCAGTTGACTGATCTTCGATCTCTGCATCTCACCACCATTTATTCGGCCGGGCGATTCCGGGGTAGCATTCCACGGTATATTCCACCACATCGACGCCGTGGTGTGTCAGTTCCGCGTGCCATACCGGGCCGAGGCCCTTGCCGTCGATCTTGATCAGGTTGCGGTCCAGCAGGTAATCCATCTCGCGCCTGATATCGAGGAGGGTCGCGCTCCCGATGATCCCCTGGATGGCAATCAGGATCGTCGCGTCGCCCGCTCCTATGGGGCGCCCCGCGTTCAATGTTTCGAGCACCAGCCATCGAGCCTGCTCGCGAATTGCCTTTTCCATGTCCACGGTCTTGCTCATATCCCCGTCTCCTTTGTCTTGTTGCGACCTTTCTGCTCATAGAGGAGCGCCGCCAGTGCGTCCATCTTGGCGCTGAGGCGCACTTGAAACGGTATGAAATCCTCCCGCCGGACGTATTCCAGGGGAAGTGTTTTCTGCATGTCTTTGATCTCCGCCTCGACCTTTTCGAATCGCGAGTCGAAGGCGTTCAGGCTGCGACCTATCACCCATCTGACTGTTGTGATAATTATTACGCCCCAGATCCCGACCACGCCCAAAAGCCACAGGAAATATCGTGTAAACAGTGCCGCCTCAGCCTCGCTCATCCGTTGCCTCCTTCGTGCTTCCCCTGGCACGCCACGCACCGGACGGCGTCGGGGTTTGCTTCCAGCCTCTTTTCCGGGATCGGCTCCGTGCAGTCGAGACAGCATCGGACACCGCGGAGATACAGCGGCTTTTCCTTTTCGCGCCCGGTCAGTTGGTTCGCCAGGGCTGCGTCTTTGTAGAGCTCAGCGTCTTTGTTTGCCGTGTCGATGGTGTCCATGCGTTACGCCTTATATTTTTCTGCCGACGGCGATACCAAAAAGTCCGGAGACCACAGCGGTGATGATCGTCTCCGGATCGGATATGGCAAACATCGCGATAATGGCAATGATTGTGACCGCGCCGATGACCAGGTCCTTGTCGTCGACGTCCCTTTTCGCGCTCAGAATCTGTCCCTCAATGGGTTTTATTTCTTCCTGCATCACAGGTCTCCCTCCTCCGGTTCCGGCCAGGGTTTGGGCATCTTGTCGGACTCGATCGCGATCCGCACCGGGTCGAGATATGTATTGTCGAAGTTGAGGAAGTCGCCCGGCCTGGCGGCCTTGTAATTGATGGTCATCCAGTCCGCGCCGACACGCTCGGCGAGCTCCGGATCGTTGGAGGCAATGACGCCCTTTCGCGTGGCGATCCAGACGGCCTCGGAGCAGAACAGGGCGGCGATCCCTTCGGGGACGTGTCCGCCCAGGTTGCCGAACAGCCCTTCGATGTCATACCGGGTGCCCACCATCCCGAACGCCTCGGTCCCGATGTATCTCCGGGCCTCTTCAAACTCGGGCCGCAGGGGCGTCCACCAGATCTTTCCCCGGTATCCTTCGAGCCGCTTCGACACGCGGGTCAGAGAAAATCCCCTGATCGCGTCCGCCTCGAGAAAGAAGCGGCGCTTTTCCTCGCCCTCGTATTCGCGCAGGCGGACGATGATCGTCGTGTGCGTCCGGGCGGAGAACAGGCTGATCGTTTTGCCGATGAGGCCGGGAGAGATGAAGTCGAGCCGGTCGCCGGTGCGAAGTTTGTCGCGGATTTCGTTGTAGGGTGTTATGCGCTCAGACATGATCAGCTCACCTCCGGGTCATATTCGATATGGATATGATCGCCCTCGGCGACGACGTCATAGTCCGGGCCGAGTTCGGCTTTCAGCTGATCGACGATTGTTCCTCTGTATTTTCTCGGATATCGGGTATCGATGGCGAGGTCGGCATAATGAAGAGAGCCCGCGGAATGCGTGCCCTCATAGGTGGAGGTGATGACCAGTTCATCGTCGCGCTGAATAAAAAGCTGTTCGATCGCCCGCAGCTTTTTTCTGATCTGCGGTTTGAGCCTCGATATGTCCACTCCGGCCTTGATCAGCATGTCCGACTCCTTAAACACAAACAGCCCGATCATCCGGAAGTTTTCCGGTTGATCGGGCTGTGAAAGCCGCTACGATATTACTTATGGCGGGCGGGCCGCGCGAAATTTTTAGTGGCTGGTATTATCTACTTAACTTCAGTTATTGTCAAGAGGTCTTTTGTTGCCGCATAACCATTTATTATCAAGGTTTAATTCCCTGATATCAACTACCCCATCTTTTTTATGGGATTTGTGTTGTCCGTGTCGGCGTTCAGAACAGCAGCCCTATTGCTTGGTTTCCCCTCCCTTTTTTCCAAATACACCCATCTCCCGCAGGATTTGCAACGGATTTTTATTTTGTCGGCGACCGCCTCCATCAGAGGCTTTCCACACTTGGGGCAGTAGATCACCGGCCCGGCGGCGATGGGCCATTCCTCTTTTCTTACGACCGATATATATCCGGGGTTGATCATCTATTGTCCCTCGGGGACATACCAGAATCCCGCCGCATTGAGTCGCGCGCCTTCGCGCCCCATGCGCAGTATGATGTATTTCGACAGTTTGCGTTTGAGTGCCGGCCCCTCTTCGCCCGTGATCGGTTTCCTGCGCCTGATCACGCCGTCGCGATCGACGGTGATGGTGCCCTTTCTGATCCCTTCGACAATCCGCTTCGCGATGTTCGCTCTCATGCTCTTTTTCATACTACCGCTCCCCTCGTATGTGTGGGTATGGCCGCGCGGCGATCCGGCAGAATGCCAGTGTAAATATTCCGATCACAATGGCTGCGATGTACAGGCTGATCATATTTCACCTCACAAATTCTGATTAAATTTCTTTATCTTCTTCAGTGTGTCCTGGTGGTCTTCTTTGTCCAGGTGCGTTCCCCGCTTGAGCGCCTTCTCTCTTTTGAGCAGAGCTTCTTCGGCCCGCTTTCCCGTGGCCCGTTCTTCTTCTTCCGCTATCCCGATCATGATCTTTTTCAGATAGTTGTGGCTGGTGAGATCGTCGGGAAAGCTGTGATGGACGGTCTTGTTGATGGCGTCGGCGATCCCGTCGCGGCTGATCCGGTAGCTCTTTTTATGGTAGTTGAACGACTCCATCTCGAAGAGTTTCGCCATCTCGTTGATGAGCAGGAGGAGCTTTTTCGTGTGCTTTTTCAAGGGCGAGATCCCGAATAGTTCGCAGTATGTCATGACGATGTTCGCGTGTTTGCCGAATTTCGGCACCCGCATGATGACCGACTTTATGTCGCCCTCGGCGATGACTTCCACGAAGTTGCATTCTCTGCTGCAGTAGGGGCATTTGAAGTTCACTGGGTTTTTACCTCGTAGTTGAATGTCTCTTTCGGTTTGCGGGTCGCCCCGATGAGGACGAGCCGCTCGTCGGTCCATTTTTCGATGGCGCCGCGGTCGATGGAATTGACGACTTTGTACGCGTCGGTCAGGCCCTGGGCCTCGGCCTTTTCGAGGGCTGTTTTCGGTATGGTGACATGGTCTTCTTTGTGGTGCAGCAGGGAGCCGTTCATCAGGCTGACGATGTCGGCGTCTTTGAAAAACAGGGCCTTTTCCTTTTTCATCAGGGCCTTGAGGTCTTTCACTTTTTGTCCGATAGCGTCATGAAACTCTTTAAAACTATGCGCATATTTTTCGTCGATGGCGTCGGCCTCGGCACAATATTCCAGCTGTTTCGCCTGGAGTCTTCTTTGCAGGAATCCGATCCGCTTTAAAAGATCATCGGCCAGCTGCTCGGTCTCGCTATACGTCCGCTTTTTCATCTCTCCATCCCTTCGGGATCAGGTTCTCCCGTATCGTGTAGCGGCACCATTCTCCGCCGCGGTAAAACCAGAGCTGGTCGCCGCGCCATTCCATCCGGTAGCCCGTGCCGTGGATCGCCTGGAGGACTTTGGTCTCCCAGACTTCGGCCATGCATTCCTGCCGGACCAGATCTGACAGCGAGTAGGGCACGTCCGGGCGCCTGCCGGTCGGGTAGAGCGCGGCCGGGGTCAGCAGGATCAGGCTCAGTGCTATGAGGATTATCCGGCGTCCGCGCATGGCTCTGTCTCCACGTTGATCCGCATCTGGCCCAGGTAATCGGGCAGGCTGAGTTTTTTCAGCCGGGCGTTGCGGCTCAGTATTTTGAGCGCCCGGTGCTCGCCTCTCTTGAGGTATGCCGTCAGCTCGCTCCCGGCGGCGGCCAGGAAGTACCCCCCTCCATTGCTCGACGAGACGGAGCAGATCGGTTTGCCCTCGTTTCGCATGATCGTGATCACGGTGCGCATGGCGCGGGTGTCGTTGATCCTGTTGTCCCAGGGACGGCCGAAGACCTGCTGATATAGTTCGGCCATGCCGATCGCGCTGGCTTCGCCGACATGATCGGCCAGGATGCTGAGCGTCTGATATTTCAGTTCTTCGATATTGTCCATGATGCTCTCCTTTCGGGTAGGGGCGACTGACTCCTGACTCCTGACTCCTGCCTTCATTATAGGCCCTCCCTCTGTGCTTCTCCGCTGACCGCGTCCCAGGGACAGCCGGTGATCGCGCTGATCCGGTCGAGCTGGCGGACGGACAGCCTGCCTGTGCGGGTCGGCGTCTCTACGGCCGCGGAGTACAGGCCGGTCCTGATCTTCTCGCGCTCGCGGCCGGTGCAGATCCTGTCGACTTCTATCGTGCGTTTGAGGTTCATCTGTATTTCTCCATGATGGCGAGGATCTGTTTCAGCCGCGTCGTGTCTCTCAGCCAGATGAGGGTGTCGACGTTGCCCTTTGCCTTGACGAGTCCGGCGAGGCGCTCGTCTCCGTTTTCGATCTGGGCTGCCAGCTCGCGGCACCGTTCCTGCAGGGCCGTGATCCGCTTCTCGACGGGTGCGCGCCTGCGCGGGCGGAACGGTTTCCAGCCGAGATATTCCATGTATTTGACCATGCTTTCGAGCTGGGCGATGGTCAGGTCTTTGGCGCTGGTTGCCGTGTATCCCGACAGGATGGCCTCGTACTGATCCTGCGTGAGGCCGAGATCCTTTTTCGCGATGTGGATTTTTGCCAGGAGGCCCTGCCTCTGCTCGCGGATCCGCGCGGTCCATTTGTCTGTCGGGTGCGTCTGTCTCGCGGCGCGTGCCATCACATGACCTCCATCCGGTATTTGATCCGATCGGCGACGTGATACCGGTTGCCGCCGCCGGGGAGCTGACCGACGATGATGAGATATTCCGCTTCGAGCAGGGCCCTGATCGTGTTGTTGACATGTCCCCGTTTCGAGTCTGAGAGGCGTTCGATATCGGCCGCGGTGAATGAGTTTGAGACGTAGATCGATTTGAGGACCTTCGACTTGACGGTCCCCTTTGATGCCGCCCGCCATGCGTGGTTATAGCGATACTTTCTGCAGTCGTTATTTTGTCGCCGTTTCCGTTGCGGCGCATAGTGCGTGATCTCGCAGCGCTTCCGGAAGTCGTTCAGTGCCTCATAGATCTTCTGGCGCCGCTCCCGGTCCTCGAGACCGAGGCCGTCGCACAGCGTCGCGGCTGTCCAGGGACGTTTGCGCCCCTTCATCCATTCACGCATGGATGCGGCGAGGCCGGTCCTTCTTGTCGATTGCTGATCCACTATCTGCTCCTGATCACGCTGTCGGCCAGCTCGGGCGAGATCTCGTCGAGGCTGTTCGCCTTCATGGCGCGCTCGATCGCGATGACGACGGTCAGGACGGGCCGCCAGTCGCCTTTCGCGTGGTGGAGGATCTGCCCGGCCACGTCTCCGGCGATTTCCACGTCGAGCGACTGTTTGACAAAATATACGATGTCGGCCTGCATGACGGAGGTGAATTCCATCTTGCGCCGGATCCGGCTGGCGATCCTTCTGCGCGAGCCGACCTTGCCCTTGAGCTCGTCCTCGCCGATGAGAATGATCGGGCAGGCATAGCGTTCGTTGACGTTCCGGAGCATTTCGAGGATCTGGAGGTTGAGCAGGTCGGCCTCGTCGATGATGATCAGGCGCCGGTCCTTGCTCATCTCTTCGCCGATGACGCTGAGGCATTTCTCGGACCTGCTGGGCGAGACGGTGGACAGCTCGAAGGCGATCTCGCGCAGGACCATTGTTGCGCTGCGGATGTTCATGGGCGGAATATAGATCGCGCTGGTCTGTGCCGCGTACCGCTTGGCCGCCTCGGATTTTCCCCTGCCGGCGGGGCCGGTGACCATCGCCAGCGACGGGCCGATCATACTCCCCGGATCGGCCATCTCGTCACAGATCGTGTCGAATTTTGAGGTATTACCTGTCGATATAAATACGTTTTTCATGCGTGTTCCTCCTTTCGGTTTTTACATCCCCACCGTTTTCACCGTCTCCCAGTAGTCGCGCTGGGAGGCGGGCATCTTTGATTCGTACTCGCCCATCCAGGCGGCGTCGTCATTGGTCAGTGTGCCGCCGGCATGGGTGTATTTGATCGACCATTCGTACCGGTCGATGGCTTCTAAAAAGTAGGACGGCCGCGCGGGCAGGTCTTTCCGGCCCAGGATCGCGGGTGTGGCGTTGAGCTTTTCGATTGCCTCGACCTCTGCCGTCAGCTGTTCGGGTGTTCGTTTGTGGTACATCTCGCTGTTTTCGTCCGCCCGCCTCTGCCGGTCTTTGCCGATGAGCGCGGCGGTCTTCTCGATCGGGTCCACCGCGGAGTATTTTCGATAGTCGGGGCTGACGGTCGTGATGGCCCGGTATTCGGCGGCGATCGCCTTCCGGAGTTTGCGCTTTTCGATGATCTTGCGCTGGGCGAGGGTCTGGTCTTTCATGCTGCTGTACTCGACGGGCGTCGCGATCCCGAGGTATTGCTCGCCCTTGAAGATGTATATCTCGCGCAGGTCCATCGGGTTGTATCTGATATCCACCCGTTTCCCGTGCTGCTCGACGAGGGCATCGCTCTCGAAATAGTCGTTTTTAAACTGGAGCCGGCCCACGTTGCATTTCCGGACGGCGCGCGAGAGGAACAGGAGGGTCGACGCTTCGTCGGAGATCATCCGGGGCCGCCAGCCGTCGATCGACCAGCACGCCTCCAGGCAGTCGTATGGCGTGGCGATCTTCGGCCGGGGCTTCCAGGACCACTCTTTCCGGACGCCCCGGTGCGTCTTCTCGCGGTTGTAGTAGTCACAGGCCCGGTACATGGCCAGGGCGAATTCGGAGAAGGTCAGCAGCTTGCCCTGGGCGGCCAGTTTCTGGGCCTCGATCTGGTCGATGTCCTGGTGATGAATGTCGTCGCCGAGGCGTTTCGTGGATCCGGCCAGGGCGAACCGGGAGCGCAGGAGTGACTCCAGCTTATAGAAGGTGCCCTCGATCATCTTGGCCTTGGCGTTCTTGACGATCGCTTTTTTGTGGCTGCCGGGCATGATGATCGACGGGTTGATGTCTTCGGCGTCGATGTCGAGTGTGTCCATCGTGGCGTCCATCGTTTTTTTCCAGGCGAGGTGCAGGGATCGCATGTTGCGCATGATCCCGACCAGGTATTTCGACAGCTCCGGCCGGCCGTTGTCGGTGTAGATGCTCCCGAACGCGCCGTAGACGGACATGCCGACCTGGAGCGCCAGGCCGATGAGCTGGGCGTCGTATTTGCGGTCGATGGCGGCGCCGTACAACACGCGCGTGCGCAGGTCCTGCCAGAGGTATCCCTCGGGCCGGAAGACCTCGCCGGTCTCGTCGTCGGTGACCCAGAAGTCAAACCGATGCTGATCGCCGACCAGCAGTTCAAAGGGGGCGAGATCCGAATAATCACGCAGGATCGGCGGGAGCACGTTATCCAGCGCCCGGAGCCCGCCCCGTTGCAGTGCCTCCATCTGAGGAGTCGCGGCTTTTTTGTACCAGTCGAGCGCGGAGCTGTAGCCGCCGATCTTCCAGCCGCGGCGGTCGGCCTCGACGAGCAAGAAATCATACAGATCGCGCCGGTCCATCTTTCGATGTTCTCGCTTCAGACACATGGAGATCCAGTATGTCAGGGCCTCGGGCGTCCATTTGATGGCCTTTCCTTTGGTGGATTTGCGATGGCACAGCCCGGCGATCCCCTTGAGCTTATATTTTTTCTGCCAGCGATAGATCGACTGCCAGGTGGTGTCGTGCTTTGTGGCGACGTGCTCGACCCATTTGCGGGATCCGCGGGTCCAGTCTGCCGGGATGTCGTCGACGTCGTGGAGGATGTCGAGGATCCTGGCGACGCGCGGGTCGGACAGGTCGTTCAGGGAGTAGACGCGCGAGGGATCTTCGGCCCAGCTCGCGAACGGCCGGGGCCGCTGTTTTGCTATCTCGGTGAATGACGGGATGGCCGGCCTGATCGAATCGCGAAACGCTTCGACGGCCTCGGGCGCCAGGGCGTCGATAACCGTCACTACATGACCCTGGGCGACGAGATCCTCTCCTTTATATATGGATGATACCCAGGCGGCCTGAATGGGGCCTGGCAGGGAGAGGATGGGATAATATTTTACGATGCCGCCCCGAGCCCTGCCGTTCTTTTCGGTGTACGGCCAGCTCTCCTGCAGGGCGCGTGTCCGGATCGTCCTCTCCGTTTTCCCCAGATATTCCGCGATATCCTCCGCTGTCAGATGGTCCATTTTCATGTCAGTTCCCTATGATCCCGTAAAAAACGAAGGCCGCGAAATACACCGCGCATACGATCACCGCGACCAGACACCCGGCCTTGAGATACCGGTCATTATCAATAAGCCATTCGTCCCAGGGCGTCTCTTCGATCGCTTTCTGAATTACTGTGAGTTTATTTTTCATGGTTGCCACCTGGCACGGCCCTTGCTCTACCTATTATATATGGGCCGTTATTCTTCCCGTTGCGCCTCGACCTCTTTCAGGAAGACGACGCGCTTCTGTTTTTCTGTTTTCAGCTTGGAGATCTCTTCCTCATATCGCTGTATCTCGGAGCGCAGTGCCTCCTCTCCCGGCAGGACAAAAACTCCGATATTCCGGGTGAGGACTTTCAGTACTTCGGTCGATCCGGTCGCGATACAGAACGCCGGAATCAAAACAGCCGGAAAACGGTGGCCTTCTTTCGACTCCGCAGTCCAGCTGTCAAGCATGGATTTCGTGATTTCTATCCCGGATAATTCACTCATCGCCGCCGATATATGCCAGCGCGACAGGGGGGCGCGTTTCAGATCGAGGCTGACCGCCTCTCGCAGCTCCCGGTCGACGTCCAGGCTGCCGGCGCGGTGTGGAAATGATTGCTGGTTGTTGATGATGATATCGAAAAAACTGGACTGCCCCTGGTTTGCCCCCGCCGTTCTTTTCACCGCTGCCCTCCCTGTGTAAAATCTTTTTAAAAAATAGACATTGAAATCAGCGAAAAAAAATTATAATCTCCCGTCATAACGGCCGATGTCGGGCCGTCGCTCTTTTTTTTGTTTCTTCTGCCAAAGGCCGCCCGCGCTTCCGGGGACCACCGCCGTATAAATAGGTATTCGGCCACAGAATATTTAGGTCCTTGCCGACCGCCTCGGATATCGCCTCACGCACACGATGCGACACGAATCGCCCATCGATTACTTGGTGCACGGACTGAGGCGTTATCCTGAGAGACCGCGCGATCTCGGCCTGGGTGATGCCGTTCTCCATCAGGAGGATTCTGAGCTTGAGTGGAGAGACATCAGATACGAAACTTTTCACTATCGACTCCTTTTTTTTGATGGTGTGAGTTAGTCTTATGATTAAAGTATATAATGTGAAAGAATCACATTGTCAAGAGATAATGTCACTTCCTTAGTGATTTTTTCATATTTCTTTTATAATGGTCGTTAAGTGTATGAAATTATAATAAATAACAATGTCTATGGCACGCAAAGACACCACTTCCTTAGTCGCTGCCGACTAAGGAAGTGAATTATTCACCTGTTTTAAGGAAATTTACATGGATTACGAGGAAAGAATCGCCTGGGTCATTGGGCACATAAAAGAAACGACCGGGCTGAAAGATCACCAGCTCGGCAAGAAATGGGGCGTGGATAAAAACACGGTCGCGAAATACTGTCAAGGTAAGGGGATCGCAAAGGGTCCCGTGTTAGCCTCTATCGTGAAAGAGTTTGGAATACAGGGTGAATGGCTGATCGCCGGCAATGGCGAACCGTATCCCGGCGCACGCGATAAGTATCGTAGTGTCTGCGGCCCTGAAATACAGCCATGCCAGGCGGCTCCATCAGAAGTCTCCGGAGTAAATGAAATTCTTTCCGCGTATACCAACAAGATCCCCATTACTGATGATCTCTTAAAGGCCAGCCGGGTTCTCGAATCCGAGACCCACTATGCGACCGCCCTCCATTTGAATATCCACTCATTTTCCCGCGCACTAAATATTGAAGAAGAACACGACGATATTAATGATCGCTTTAATGATTTACAGAGCCAACTCAATGATGTAAAGTCGCGCAATAAAGAATTGAGCCGTGAGGTGCTCATCTTAAAAGGCCAGCTTTCAGACGAAGAGGATACGTCGTCAGGAACCGCCTGACCTTATTTAAGGTTTATGATAATGTAATATTATTGATGTGTTAATAAGGAGGGTGTTGTGGCAAAGAAAAAAGAGATGTTGTGTGTTGATTGCCTGAACCGTGGAATTCCGAAGGATTATATAAAAGGGCACTTTATGATTGAGCTGATCCTGTGGCTTTTCTTTATTGTGCCGGGATTGATCTATACGGTCTGGCGCCTCTCATCGCGGAAGAATGTATGCCAACTCTGCGGCGGCGCAAATTTAATACCGGTTGATTCCCCACGCGCGAGACAGCTCCTGGCGGCCTAAACAAAAAAGCCGAAGGCCCAAAATATTTTGTCGCCGTTTACATTCCTTCATAACCACTTTTCAGAACATTCTATTCTGCGACACCATCCCGCCATATCCCACCTGATCCTTATTCATCCCGCAACTTTAGCGCAAATCTTCCCTTATTCTCCTTTGTCATCAAATACTCTGTTCCTTTCAACCGCCTGGGCCATTATATGGGATATGCTGTGCCGCAGTACACCGAGACCCTCCGCGGAGGATATATCAAC